CGTGGCGACCAGGCGTCCTGCGTGCGGCTGTGGACGAAGCTCCCGCCCTTGTCCACGAGCGCGACGCCCTGGAGCTCCGTGGACCAGGGACCGTCGATCCGGTAGGCCGCCCAGCCAAGGCAGAGGTAGGCGCGGGACTGGAAGACCTCGTCCTCGACCTTGAACGACTCCGGGAAGATGGTGCGCTTCGTGATGATCCCGGGCTCGCGCTCGAGGCGCCGCGGCCCCCAGCCCCCGCCGCCCACCGCGGGCCCGCGACGGTGGGCCAGGTAGATCCGGGAGCCCACGTCTCCGATCGCGTGCTCAGCGAGCGTCACGAGCTTCACCGTGTTCCGCGCCCGCCGCATCAGTCTCAGGATCAGGGAGCTCGTGAATCGAACGTTGTCGACGTCGCCGCCGAGGTCCCCGATCTCGAGGTCAACGCGGAGGTAGGGCACGCGGATCCGGAAGAAGGCATGACCCGCCGGGTCGTAGGGCTTACCGCTCGGGCCGTTCGAGGTGCTGTGCCCGATGCCGGCCGCGAGGTTGTTGATGTCCGTCAGCGTGAAGGGCCCACCGTCCGGGTGCGATGTCATATCCCACGTGAGCGTCTTGAGCTTGTAGAGCGTGGGGTTGGTGTTCATGTTGACGTTGTGGTCGTCAAAGCCGAAGTTCAGCACTTCGTAGAACGCGGTGCCCGTGCCGGAGAGCCAGGTCCCGTCGCGCTTCCTGAAGAGCAGCCAGGCGCGCGGCCCGTAGGCGTTGTCCGGTGGGAAGTACCAGTTGTTGGAACCGGCCTGCGCGTAGTCGAAGCCGGCCGTGATCGTGACGCGGGAGAAGCGCGCGAGCGTGGGCCCGGGCTCGAACTCGAGCGCCCACGCCGGGATCGCCACGTTGTGGAAGTAGACGTACTGCTGCGCGATTGGGCCCGTGTTCCAGATGTCGATCGCCGTCATCGACGGAGTGCTCGAGCCCGGGTAAGGCGACGTCCCGGGCACGATGGCGCCGCTTCCGCCGTCGATGGCGATCGCGTTCGCGAGGAGCTGGACCGTTCGCTTCATGGGTTGAGGGGGGTATCGCGCGTGAGCCGGCACTGCGACCAGATGTTCTCGACCGACAGCACGTTCTTCAGGGTCAGCGCCGCGACGTCGTGCGCCTCGTAGGACGTGAGGAACTTCTGCTCGGCCGGGCTCCAGGTGAAGGGCATCCGGATCTCGCTGTAGACCTCTCGCCGGTCGCCCGGCACCAGGGCCACAGTCCCGCCCTCGTGGTGCTTCTCGATGTCGAAGGCGGCGGCGGCGTCCGGGTCGACATCGTCAGGGTCGAAGATGTCGAAGGCGAGCGTCCCGCGACGCGTCCAGCGGATGCGCGTCCACAGGTAGACCTGCGGGAAGGAATCGATCACCTCGGCGAGGGCCTCCGGCTCCTGCTCACCCCCGAACCGGCGAGCCGACTCGATGAGGTGCAGCGCAAAGAAAGCGGAGCCCGCGGCCCAGGTCGTAGCGTCGATCTCCGCCACATCCCCGCGAAAGCCGTCGATCGGCGAGCTCCGATAGCCGTACTCGTTGATGGCGACGCGCAGCTGGTCCGGCGCGCCGGTCAGCGTGTCGCCAGCCGTGAGGCCTTCCTCGTCGGGACCATCGCAGTCGAAGGAGACGACGACTCCCTTCGAGGGCTGGAAGCCGGCCTGCACGACGATGATGGTCGCCCGCGTGGCGCCCTGGACGAAGTTCTCGGCGGTCCAGCCGGTGTCACCCTGGGGATGCCCGTCGAAGTAGATCCGGCGCACGTCTACGAGCTGCCCCACGCTCGCGAGGTACCAGTAGCCCTGGATCTCGTCATAGCGAATGTTCATCGCCGCGACCATGCCGCGCGCGGTGATCTGCATCGCGTCGAAGATGCCGAGGAGGAGCTGCTTCGACGTGCCGAAGATCGAGGCCTCGTCGGCCGCGCCGGCCTCCGCGCGCAGGAACGTCTCGGCCGGGATCGGTGAGCGGAGAAGGGTGTCGTCGGTCTTCAGCAACAGCCGGGTGATCGGGCCGTCGCGCTCCCAATCGGACACGATGCCCCGGAAGAGCGGGGTCCAGTCGGCCTCCACGAGCTCGGGCAGGACCCAATCCATCTCGGCGACGCTGCCGCGCGGGTCGTAGGTCTCCAGCATCTCAAGGAGCTCGCCGGCGACGTCGATCACCCCGACCTTCGTCTCGACCGCCACGAGCTCCGGGGTCTCGATGCCGGAACCGTACTCGATCGGCTCCCAACCGCCGAGCTCGGTGACGAGCGTCGTACCGCCGCCGTCGAGCTTCGCGAACTTCGAGGCAATCACGTCGCTGCCGAGCGCCTGGCCGCGCGCCTCCCAGGCGACACGCAGCGCCGGGAAGGGTTGCGCGCCGCGTAGGCGCGCCTCGAGCATCGCGGCCGACAGCATCAGGCCTTCCCGGCTTGGATCTGGGCGGAGAGGTGCTTATTCGCCTCACGCTGCGAAATCTGGATCGTGCGCCGGCGGAGCGCCAGGCGGCCCTCGGCCGAGTGGTAGGGGTCCTCGGTCAGGTGCATCGTGATGCTCGTGCCGGCCTGCGCTCGCTTCGAGACACCACGCCCGCCGGAAGAGCCGCCCGCTCCAGAGTTTCGCGGAAGGTCGACCGGGAAGGATGCGCCCGAGCCTGAAGCCATCCGGAAGGCGTCGTCCGGGATGATCCTCTCCGGCCTGTCACCGACGATCGCGAGCATCGGCCGCTTGATGTGCGCGCCCTCCGCGAAGCGCGGGATGTCCTGATCCCAGCGCGGAATGAAGTCGCCGACGTCGCCGCCGCCGCCGCGGCCCGTGACGCCACCGGTCTCCGCTCCGGACCCGCCGGAGGCCTGGCCGCCGCCGCCACCACCCCCGCCGCTGCCTCCCCCAACCGGCATGCCGGCGATCTGCTGCAGCACCGCGAGCTGCTCCCTCTGGACCCCGAGCGACTCGATCGCGGGGTCCGCCAGGATCTCGATCCCGTTGCGCTTCGCCTCCTCGAGGAGCGCCTGCGTGTTCGCGTCGAGCTCCCGCCCGCTCCGGATGGCGGCGTTCAGCTGCTCGCGCAGCAGCGGCGCCACGGCGGCGAAGCCGGCCTTCGTGGCCTCCTCCGGGCCGAGACCTGCCTCGCGCGCTGCGTCGACGGCCGTCGCGTGGACCTGCTTCGCCACCTCCCCGCCGGCGGCCTGGAGGCTCGCGTCGAACATCCCGCCCTGGCTCATGCCCGCGATGACCTGGGCGGTGTCGCCGGCGATGCCCTGGCTCTCTTGGAACTTGTCGGACTTCTTGAGGCGGGCGTCGAGGATGCCGAGGCCGCTCCGGAGCAGCGCGTCGCCGACTTTGCCGATGATCGTCTGGAGCGCGGTCGTGAGCCCGGCAGAGAGGCCGCCCTTCTCGAGGCGGTCCATCAGGGATTCGGCGCCGCCCTTCGCGCTCAGCAGCCCCTGCTCCTTGCTGCGCGCGGCGTCGATCTTCGTCTGGCGTGCCGAGGCTTCGGCCTGATCCTTGGCCGCCTTATCCGCGGCCTTCTGCTCCTTCGACTTCCCCCCGAACAGTTTCTTGAGCCCGCCGACGATGCCGCCGACGACACCTATGCCGGCCCCGATGATGCCGAAGCTGGACGACACCTTGCCCAAAATCCCAAGGAAACCGGACGATTTCCCGGCATCCTTGAAAGCCTTGATACCGGAGAAGATGCCGCCCGCGCCGCTCGACAGCGAGGCGGCGATTCCAAGCAGCTTGCCGGCGAAGCCGCCCACGTTCTGCGACAGGTTCGTGAGCTGGCTCGACAGCGAGCCGAAGGTGTCGATCAGCTTCTGGGTGCGGTCTTCCGCTTCCTGCGCGGCCTCGGCCTCGGCCGCGAGCTGGCCGCTCAGCGTCTCGCTGGGCAGGCGCGAGCCGGTGAACTGGTCCACCATCGCGGCCGCGGTGCCGCCCTTCTTCGCCCCGGGCGCGACCTTGAGCAGGTCCTTCATCGTGACCAGCCCGGCCATCTCCTCGATCATCCGGTCGCTGGTCTGCGCCTTCACCTTCGCCGCGAACTTCGCTCGAGCCTCGGCCAGCTTTTTCTCGGCGTCCGCGGCTTCGTCGGCGGCCTTCTTCGCTTTCGCGAGCGACTCTTTGCGTACCTCGTCGAGCTGCCGTTCCCGCTCCTGCTCGGCCAGCGTCGGACCACCCGGCACCTTGAGGCTGGGCGGCTGGAAAATCTTGTTCGGCTTGACCTTGGGGAGGTCCCCGATGGAGTTGAGGCTCCGGCCGAGCTCGACCGGGAAGAGCGCCATCTCAGAGAGCTGCAGGCCGGTCACGAGCGCCTGCTTCCCGAGGAGCTCGAGCTTTCGCGTGTACCGGTCGATTGCGTCGTCGGCGCGCTTCAGGTCCTCGATCTGACTCCCGCTCAGGGCTCCGAACATCTTGTCGGCGCCGGTCGCGACTTTGTCCAGAACCGGGATGAGCTCCTGCCCCGACCGCCCGAACGCCGCAATCGCCGCCGCCGTCCGCTCGGCCGGGTCCTCGATGGCCGCGATGCGCTCCGCCAGGGCGCGGAATTGCTCCTCCGGCGACATGTCCTTCAGGTCGGCGACCTTGATCCCGAACTTCGCGAGCGCGGCACCTCCGCCAGCGATCTCCTGCTGCATCCTCTTGAAGCCCATCGTCAGGGCCTCAGCAGGGATGCCGGCGTCCTCGAGCAGCGCCGACAGCTGCTGCACCTCGGTCACGCCGAGACCGGTCGACGCGGCGATGTTGCTCCATCGCTCGGCCTCGGAGGCGAGATCCTTGATCGCCCTGAAGGCCGCGCCGCCGGCGAGCGTGACCGCCCCGATGCCGGCCGACGCGGCGAGGCCGGCGGGCCCGATGGCAGCGAGCGCGCCCGAGAAGCCGCCCCCGGTCCCGAGCGACTGGAAGACGGCGCCGAGTTTCGACCCGATCCCTGTCAGGCCCGACAGGCTCGCGGGCACCTTCGCGCCCGCGGCCGCCAGGCGGTTCACCTCGAGGGTGACGCGGGAGAGCTGCTCCCTCGTGAGGTTCGCCGTTCCGCCTAGCTTCTGGACCGCGCTCGCGAGCGTCTCCATATCGCGCGCCGGCTTTACCGCGTTGATGCTGTTCATCGCGGCCTGGATCGCGCGTGCTGACTTCGCGGCCTCGCGCTCGGCCTTTTTGTTCGCGCCGTCGAGGATGGCCTGCGCCTTGGCGACAGCCGCCGCCATCTCGGGGGCCAGCTTCGAGCCGTCGGCACCGAGCTGGATCGTTGCTCTTGCGATCGTTTCTTCGGAGGCCACTAGTTCGCCTTACCCTTCTCGAAGCGAGCGTTGCTTGCCGCGAAGAAGATTTCCCACCGTCGGATCTCCTCCTCGAAGGTCCGCCCGCGCTGCTTCAGCCCTGGACGCTTCGCGAGGACCTTCTCGAGCTTCGGCATCTTCTTCTTCGACCAGAGGGCGTTGTGCCAGGCCGAGCCGATGAGCTCGTCGTAGCGGTCGAGCCGGATGTCGCCGGCGGATCGGATCGAGAGTTGCACCTCGCGCGGCGTCAGGCTCCAGAACTCGTTCACCGAAAGTCCGCAACGGAGCCCCTCCCAGAGAAGATGGTCTAGATCGAAGACGCTGACGCCGCGGCGGCTTTTCCCTCGCCTTCCTCCCGCTCGACCTGGTCCAGGCCCTTGAGGTAGACGCCATACGCGAGCGCGCCCATGTGAAGCTCTTTCAACCGGACCATCCCGAGCGCGTCGACCAGCGCGTGGAAAGTCGCGTCGCTGATCGAATGACCTTCGCTCCGCTCCCAAGGGCGCAGGGAAGCTCGGAAGAAGACCAGCACGGCCTCGGGGTCCGGGTTCATCATCGTCGCCTCGAACGCCGACAGCATTCGCCGCTGCCGCGTGTCGGCGTCGACTAGGCGCCGCTCACGCCGGAAGACCTGGCCGGAGGCGTCTAGCTTCGGCCGCTCCTTCCCGTCGACGTGCTCTGTGACTGGCTCGTCGATCTCCTCCGCGACTTCAGGCAGGAACGGGTCGGGGCGGTGGAACCCGAGAGCCGCCTGCACCTCGGCGATCTCTCGGGTCCCGTAGCGGACGAAGAAGTCACGGCCCAAGGCCTTGAACGGCACCTCGCCGCGGAAGATGTTCGCCATCGCCCGGCCTTACGACCAGACGCCGGGGCCCGTGACCCTCACGGAGAAACGGAGCTCGACAGGGTCGGCGATCGTCGCGTCGGGCGGCTTGGCGCTCGAGACGTAACCCGGAAAGATGACCGTCTTTCGAACGCTGCCGTCGTCCTTCCGGTATTCGGCCTTCCAGTAGAAGCCGACGCCCGTCACGCCGTTCGCCGCGATGATCGCGTCCTGCACAGCCGCGCCCGATGCGTCGTCGACAGGGTCGAGGAAGTTGCAGGTAACGTTCATCGTGCCGCCGTCCTTGAAGGTCGGCTTGAACTCCTTCGTCTTGTTCGGGCTCTCGAGGTGAGTGAACTCGGCCTCGTCGACCGTCTCGTCGGCGGGCTCGAAGCTCTTCACCTCGGGCACGGCCGTCCAGGGGCCGGTGTTGCCGGCGGTCGAGCGCGACAGGCGGGCCTGGTAGCCGATGAACCCTGCGCTCTTGCCATTTACGTCAGGCATCGTTGACTCCTTTCGCTTCTCTGTTTCGCGTGGTTCGCGGTCGGCCTACGAGGACGAGCCGCCGACGATGATGTCGTAGGTGACCGACGTGCCCGCGGCGCTGTTGGCTACCTTGATGATGTCGAACGTCGTCGCCGTGACTGCGATCCCGCCGGCCGAGGGGTCGGCGAGCTGGAAGCACCCGCCCGGCTTCAGCGTGACCGTGGTCGTCGGCGCGCTCAGGAACGGGATGGAGGCGGCGTCCCCGCCGAGTATCACGTTGTTCGTATTGGTCGTGCTGGCGCACACCATCAGGAGCTTGAGCTCGACGAGCGTGATGTTCGCTCCGAAAGCCGTCTGCAGCGACGTGCCGGCGAAGTCGAGGTTCTCGGTAGCCGAGGGCGCGAGGGTGCGCTGGTCGGCGAAGATGATGTCGAACTGGCTCGCTCCGACGCCGTTCGTGAAGGAGACCGTTCGGCCTCCCTTGAACGTATATTCGGGATCGGCACCGAGGTCGAGGTCGTTCACGAACTGTCCGGAGACGGCGAAGACGACGTTCGTGGCGAGCGTGGTCGCAGCCTGAACGCCGACGACTGCCACGGACGCCAGCGCGAAAAGGCCCGCGAGGGCCCACAGCAGACGCTTCTTCATTTCGACTCTCCTCCTCACAAGTGAACGCGGTAGTCGGCGCCCACGCGCCGAACGACAGCCCCAGGCTCGAGGTCGTCCTCGGCCCGAGGCCCACGCACGACGAGCTGCTCGATCAGCTGGATGCTCAGCGACTCGAGCCCCACGACCACGACACCCGCGAACCCATCGAGGGGGCCTTTGTTCGAGCGGTCATCGTTTCCGTGGACGGCCTCCCCGAGCGCGAGCGCGCCGTCGATGTCGGCGCCCCAGCAGTCCACCTGAAAGCGGTGGTCCTTGCGCGTGCGGTCCTCGAGCGTCCGGTCGCCCTGGGTCGTGTCGACCCGAACGAACTGCACGCAGGGCCAGGTGGGACGCTCCGGCAGCTGGCCGTGGTAGATCCGGGTGCCGACGAGCGCCACGACGGCAGGTGCGCCCTCCAGCTTGGCGAGGATCGCCCGCTCGACGTTCATGCGCCCCTCTTCGCCGCGCGCCGGACATACTTCTTCACGACGCGCTCGTATTGCTTGCGGATCGCCTCGACGAGCTCGCCCGGGAACGACCCGGCGCGCCAGGAGTCGTAGGCCGGGCGGATGAAGGGACGCGCCGACATCTTGCTCGTCCCGAACTCCAGGAACGACGCCACGAAGCCCGGGAAGCCCGGCCGGGGGCCCACGAGAACCGTGGAGCGGCCGAACTCACGCTCCTCCCTGCTGACCTTGACCACGAACGTGTCGGCGACGTGCGGGGCCACATGGCTTCGTGGGCACGTGCGGACGATGTCGTCGAGCAGCGGCCGCGCCGACGACAGCAGTGCCTTCCCGATCACCTCGTCGGTGGCGACGTCGCGGCCGAGGGCCTCGGCAGTGCGGATGGCCTCGTTGAGGTCGCTCCACTTCGCGGTCATCGCGGGCATCAGGAGGCCGCCCTCTGGTCTTCGGCGCGGGCCCGCGTCACGAGCTCCAGCCCCTCGCGCCGGCCGATCTCCTTTACCTGGAGAATCTCGTAGACCCGGTCGCCCTCGAGAAGGTCCCACTTCACGGTCGGCTCTACGAGCCCGATCGAGACGTAGAGGATGCGCCATGTCACGGGCGACCACCCGACCCGCTGCTGCTGCGCCTGCTCATAGTCGGTCGGCCAGGACTCCGGCACCTTCTCCGCCCAGAAATCGCCGACGACGCGAGCGGTCCTCGTCGGCGCCCCGGTGGCGGAGCGGCCCTCGTCGTAGCGCCTGAGCGTGATGCGCCGGTCCCGCTTGCCGGCTTGCTGGATCGTCCGCGCGAGCATCAGAAGCCCCCCTCGTACCACGGCCAGAGGGACGACTTGGCCGCGGAGTAATCGGGGGCCTCGCGGTTGCCGTAGGACTCCGCGATGTGCAGGAGGATGCCGTGCTTGACGCCTGCTGGCACCAGCGTCGGGTCGCCGTATCCGGCCACGTAGCGCACTTGGACGGCCTCCGGCACGGGCGACGTCGAAGGATAGAAGATCCCATAGGCCGGTCGCACGGTACCGCGGGCGTCGCGCGCAGCCGCGCCCGTCACGATGTAGTTGGTCGGGTTCAACGTCTGGAGCACGCCCGCGGTATCCAGGTACTTGACCGAGGTAACACTCGCGAGCGGAGGCTTCGGCAGCTCGAGCGGACACCGCGGGAACTCGTCGAGGCGGAGCTCCCAGGTTTGCGTGACCAGGGCCCGGCGGGTGTATTCCTCC